ATTAGAACGGCATTTTGCCCGCCATCAACCATCAACATGCCAGTGTTGCCATTACTTTCAACACGGAAGTCTAGGTCTTGGCTCCCATCGTTAATAACTGTTTCAGTAGAATTAGAAAAGAACCTTGATCTGCTAGTGCCAGCAAGTATTGCAGTTAAATTTATTGATCCGTCTTCTGTGCCATCACTAGCATCAAGGATCGTAGAAGACATTCGGGCATACTGAACCGCTTGAGAAGCGTCGTTCCTACCACTAAATTCAATTTCACCTATAGTATCGTCATCAGCAGCACTGGCAGAACTTCTATCTAGCTTCAGCGATGGGCCAGCGGAAGCACCGCCGTTGGTGCATTCTATGGTGATTCCATCATCTTGGAGTGAAGTGGTTACATGCAGCTTTGTTGAAGGCGATGAGTCTCCGATTCCGATGTCACCTGCATCGGTAATTCTCAAATGCTCGGTTGGAGAATTTGCGCCATCGGGAGTTGTCCTAAAAACAAGTCTTCCCGGCATATCGTTTGATCCGGGAGTGCCATCTACCTGAGCTATTATATCCGCACATTTAGTACTAAGATCAGTGCCATCAGCTCCGCGAAAACCAATAGTTCCTAGAGTATCCCCGTCTTGGACCACCGTTGTCTGGTTGACAGCAGTTCCTCTTGATTTCGCAAATTGAAGTGAGGGACCAGCATCGTCATTACTATTCCTTACTATCGACGCTCCAGCACCGCCATCTTGACCTTGGATCGTAAAATCCATGCTGGAGCCAACGCTAAGAGCTGACGAGCTTCCAATATGAACGCGATCATCGCCAGCATTTACAAAAAACATATTAGCGTTGCCGTCGCTTTCAACGCGAAAGTCGACGTCTACACTAGCGTCATTGAACACAGTTTCAGTGCCGGTAAATTCCATTCGGCTCCTAACCGTACCCGCAGTTATTGATCTGAACCTAACCTGAGCGTCCTCTGTTCCATCTGATGCATCTTGAATTATCGTGTCTATTGCAGCGTAAGTAACATCTTCAGAAGCGTCGTTTTTTCCTAAGAATTGAAGTCTGCCCAACACATCGCTATCTGCCGGAGAGCCTGAGTCTCTTTGGAAGTTAATAATAGGGCCAACCGACGCATCAGCGTCTGTTGAAATGACCGTTAGCGCGGCTAAATTATCAGCAGTTGTGAAAGTCGCAGTCGTGCCTGTCAGCGCGCCGCTTATATCTACGTTGCCACCTGCAATCTCAAGTCCTGTCGTAACAGAGCCAGCCACCATCGTCTGTAATTTTAGGGTTCCATCCTCCGTACCGCCCGTAACGTCTGCAATCTGTGCTTGAATCGTTGCATAATTCGTAACATTGCCGCCGTCGTCGTCACCTCTGAATCTGATGAATCCGATTAAGTCGCTATCTGCGGGTGAGCCGCTATCCCGTTGAAGATCAAGTATCGGGCCTGTGCTTGAGTCAGCGTCCGTAGACTTCAGCACCATTTGAGCAGTGTTGTCAGCAGTTGTGAAAGTCGCAGTCGTGCCCGTGAAAGCACCGCTCACATCAAGCGTGCCATTCACATCAATAGCCGTAGCAGTGAGGTCTATCTCATCTGTAGCACCTAGCGCCAACACTGTCGCGCTTGAGCCTTGAATGAACTGGCTCGCATCGTTGAACATAATCTTGTTGGTGCTATTAAGCGTTAAACCAGAACCGTCTGTGTGCGTTAGAGTTGTGTCATTATCTGCGCCAAAAGTGATGACGGCGCTGTCTGAACTGAGCACAAGGTCATCGCCAATCGTCAGATCGTCATCAACAAACAGATCAGGAACAGACAGGTCTTGGAAGGCATCAACCATCGCCCCACCAGAACCTGCGCCGTCACTGTAAATCGCTTTGGTCTGACCATTAGCGATTGTGATCGTGGCACCAGAGCCTTGTTTAATAATGATGTCTTGAGAACCGCTGGTTGCGTTTTCGATAAACCACAGCTTGCTGACCGTGTTTGGCCCTATGGTTATAGTGCAAGTAGAATCCAAAGTACCAGTATATTTGAGGAAGAGAGACCGGCCCGGATCAGTAGACCCATCAGCAATAGTAGTAGTATGAGTATCAGCATTAGTCGTAATAGCTTCCGTGCCAAAACTAAATGCCTCACCTATCAACTTAAGCGAACCGTTTGTAGTAGTGCCCCAAGTTCCGCTTCCCTCCCCGGTGGCCAACTCGGTCAAGCGGAGGTCGTTAGTGTAGACTGCCATAGTTTATCCTCGCGTTATGCTGCTGAGCGCCCTGCATCAAGTTCTGTGTAGTTGGGCGTCTGGCTTGTACTGACTGCGGAGTAACTCGCAGTCTGACTATCATCGATTTGATTGTAGTTTGGGGTTTGCGAGGTGTCTATCTCACCATAGACGTTGATGAACCCAACGGAAGCAGTCACCCCAACACCAGTTACCTGGACGATCGCTCCGGCAACAGGCTGAATTTCACCGACGCTGACTGTGGCCTGTTGACCATCGGGCACGATCTTGTTGACGCCGATCGTTGTGACCGCACCCAATCCTGCTGTCGCTGCGATACCAGCCGGTGATGCGGTTGCTTTTGCCACAGTCGTGACTGATCCCACGGCAGTCGTGCCACTGACGCCGGTGGTGATTTGTGCAATAGCTTTCGCGACAATTTGAATTGAGCCTGGAGAGGCGGTGGCCGCTTGGCCGGTGGGAACAATGTTCGCTTTTGCAACGACGCTGACGGATCCGACAGAAACAGCGGCTTGTACGCCGGTCGGTTCAACCGGGAGGGGCGTGCCCCAAGCAGCTTCGCCCCAAGTGCCGCGCCCCCAACCTGTGAGAGTTTCGTTAGACACTAGGCGCCTTGTAGGCTTTTGAGATTATCGACGGCTCGAGTCATGATGTCTCGAACCGAGTCTGTCATAAAATCGGTTGCCAGCGAATCTTCGAGTATTCGAATCGCTTCAGCTATTTTTTCGTCGTCGGTCATAGTGGCCTCCAAGAGGCCACCATCATAGCGGTCAGGCCGCGTGACGCAAACCCTGGAATTTACGGCCCAAGATGCGCTGAATCTTGGAATGTGTGAACGGCTTGACGTCGAAAAGACTGTTGATCTCGTTCGCGATCTTGCGCGGGCCGAGCCCGCGATCGTGCAATTTGTAAATCGCTTCTAAAATCTCCTGTTCTTCCGGCACCTCTTGGAGGAACTGTCGCGTCTTGCTGCCGGTCTTTACCTCAACGTGCTTGTACCCGTAAGGAGCGGAGCCGCCGATCGCATACCCTCGAGAAGCCCAATCAAGCTTTCCGGCTGCAAATCGATCCTTGATCGTGGCGTGCTCGATCTCTGCAACGGCCGACAAGACCATGAGCATGATCTGGTTGGCCATCGAGTTCATATCGAACTTCGATTCCAGGCCCTTGGATTGTCCGGCGCCAGGATAGACGATCGGCATTTCACCAAACTGTTCACAGAAGTACAGCGTAATGCCGATGTCCTGTAACACCGGGATCAACCCCAGGAGGTCAGAGCTGGAACGAGACAAACGATCGAGTCGCGTACAAACAACGACGTCATGCTCGTCGATCACGTCCGTCAGCTCCCGGCTCGCAGGACGATCAACGACAGCGTGAGTGCCAGAAACGCCCTCATCAGCAAAAAACTGCGTGACCTCTCGGTTGTATTTCTCACGCACAAACTCGCTGATTTGCTGCATCTGGGTCTCGAGCGAAATGCCAGACTTGACTTGCTCATCGGTGGATACGCGAACGTAGCCATAGATGTTGTTGATTTGCTTGAGCGGTCGTCCACTCATTTCACGCCTCCTGTGTAACCAAGTTCAGACAGTTCCTGGTGAAACGCCTTCCAGGGTATGTCGAGCGGCCGGTTTGTTTCGGTTCGATCCGAGCACACCACATCGCCATTCTTGATCAGCTCGATCGCCATGACGGCTTTCGGCATTCCATAGTACACGATCTCGATGCCATGCTTGAGGCAGGTTCTGCGCACACGATTGTAAAACACTTTTTTTGCTTCGACGCTCACCCTGCTTTCTCCTCGAGGAACTTTTGATACTCCTCATTCGCTTCGTTGGTCTCAGCGACCTTCTTAACCATCTCGACCATGTATTCGCCAAGCTCCTGGTTGAACCCGGCTTTCTTCATCAGCTCCTCCTCACCGATCTGAGTCTTTTGAGCTGCGACCTGGAATAGACCAGGCAACAACAAAGCCTCATTTGGCTTCAGATTGAACTTCTTCGCAAAGGCATACATCAATGCTGTCTTCATCACTTTTCCTCAATAAACGACGCGAAATAGCGCCAACGAAGGAATTATGCACATTTCCGTGTCGTTGTGCAACTCTTTTTGCAAATAAACTTTTTTGTATTTTTTTGTATAAAAGTGTTGACAATGACACGCAACCCTGGAAAAGTCCGCGTCGCTCGAGATAACTCGGGCTCAACAACTATCAATGAAGCCTACGGGCTAGGAGAAAAAAATGGGTAACATAATTACCTTGGAACCGATCGAAAAAACCCTCATGACCGTGCGCATCGAGGGCACCAGTCCATTCATTCAACACAAGTGGGATGAAAAGGCCTTGCAAATGATGCGGGACAAGCACGCTGGCATTCGCGTCAAAAACCGAGACGCTCGAGAGCCTGAGCAAGAGTTTCGTAACGCATCGTACAAATTGGCGGACGGCCGTCATGGCTTCCCGGCCGGTGGAGTGAAAGCCTGCTTAACTGGAGCAGCGCACAAGGACATCGGGTTGGAGAAGACGCTTCTCAAAAAGTCTCTGTTCATTCGACCCGATGACTTCGAAAACAACCTAGTCGCGTTAGAGACTAGCGAGCCCGTAATGCGCGAGGACGTTGTGCGGATTGGCTCAGGATCCACCGATCTACGATATCGACCTATGTTTACGACTTGGGCCATGACACTGAAGTTCGAGTATGACTCAAAGGCACTGACTCAATCGGCGATCTTGAATCTGATCGAGCGAGCTGGGTTTGGTATCGGGCTCGGTGAGTGGCGACCCGAGAAGGGTGGTGAGTTCGGTCGCTTCAGACTCGATCGTGAGTTTGCGATTCTCGAAGAAGCCGCATGAGCGGCACCACCGTCGTAGAGTGGGCAAAGGGGTCTGTCTTCAAGGCAGACCCAAACCTCGCTCTCCAGGAAATCGAATCGCTCAATGCAGAGTGGGGTGGTGCAGCGCCCGTCGGCAAACTGGTGGATCACGCCAGGAGCCCGGACTCTGTGTTGCACGACGAGTTCGAGTGGGACGACTCCATCGCCGCTGCGCAGCAGCGCGTTGAAACCGAGAAGCGTATCAAGCGATCGCTTGTTTACGTCTGCACCCAGGATGTTCCCAAAGAGTACGAACCGAAACGACTGCGGGTCTTCACGAGCGTTGCTCACAAGAACGATGTGGGCAAAACGGTGCGATCGTATGTGAGCACCGTCGAAGCCATGAAAGATCCCAAATACCGAGCGCAAATCCTGGCGACTGCCAAGCGCGAGCTGCAACAGTTCGTCAACAAATACGATCAGCTGTCTGAGCTGGCAAGTGTGCTCGATCCGATCAAAGATCATCTGAATGATGACTAGGTTGGGTTAGGTTTGGCTTGGCAGCTTAGGCGGGTTGCGGCAAGTCATGTTGTGGCACTTGCGGGTATGGCCTGGTAGGGCAGGTGTGGATTGGCGGCAGACGGTCTGGCGGGGCGCGGCAAGGCCCGGAAAGGCAAGGCAGGTGTGGCGGGGCAACGCGGGAATGGGAACGGCTCGGAGTGGTTCGGGAAGGCGAGGCAGGTAAGGCGCGGTGTTTTTGGGTGAGGCAGATTTGGGCAAGGTACGGAAGGGCAGGTACGGATGGGCTGGTTCAGTCTCGGTTCGGAAGGGCACGGCAATGCAGGGCTAGTTCGGGTGAGGCAGGTCAGGTTGGTTCTGGTAAGGCCCGTCGCGTTGCGTTTTTCTGGGACTGGG